ATTTGATGGTAAGACTTTGTACCCTACATTTGAGATATGGTCATTATTCCGAGGCAACGATTTTGGCAATCGGCTTGGAATTATGGGGTGTGCTCTCACTCATTACGGTATTTGGAAGTCTTTGTTGGAAGATACGTCGACTGATTACTATGTTATTCTCGAAGATGATATTACCTTTACACCCGATTTCAAGAAGAAGTGTGAAGTACTGAAAGAAGCATTTGTCAAATGTGATTATCTACTTCTTGGATACTCTATGTTTGACATACTACGTAAAGCAACTCATACTACATATGTAGCAGACTCCGATAATCTAGTCATTGCTGAGCTTCAGAAGAATCTGTATATTGGAGGCACCTTTGGGTACTCAATCAATAAGAATGGAGCTAAGATACTGGTCGATTACATTGAAAAGAATGGAATCAAGCATGGAATTGATTATATCGTAAAGATTTGTCCAGATTTGAAACCTATGGAAGTTCGGCCACAGATAGTGTTTGCCGAATGGTGGGAAGATATGACCAAACCGATTGATTCAGATATTCAGACGGAGTTTATCGGGTTAGATTTCAGTAAGTTTGAGACCGAGTTTACGTTTATTCCAGGATTCGATCAGATTGGATGTGATTCATATTACCATAACAAGCCTGTACACGAGTGTATGGACATTGCATTAGCTGATCCCAATTGCGCAGGATTCAATACTTTGGGGTTCTTTAAGACATCAATTGATCTGAATAATCTTGGGCATTCACAGTACTTCAAGCCAAAGGATGGTATTTTCGTAAAGAATAAGGTACAGAAGAAACCAACTGTAAAAATTATTGGAAACTGGGCATCGTCTCAGACTATGGCGAAAGAAGCTGGAGCGATGCCTCATTCGGATGTTACTCTCACGTGGAAAGATGAAGCAGATTACTACGTCATTCTGAATATACCGTCTGTAGACGAATCATACGATCCTAAAAAAACAATTGTTTTTCAGATGGAACCGTGGGTGTATGATGATACGAAACGATGGGGCGTAAAGACTTGGGGAGAATGGGCTAATCCGGATCCTAAGAAGTTTTTGCATGTCCATAATCGTCGATTCCTCAATCCTGCCACATGGACACTGAATGGAGACTTAGTGAACTTTCCCCCGAAGCAAGATGATACGTGTATTATCCTGAGTCACAAGAAGCAGGATACTGGTCATCTGTTTAGGCTTCATGTGGCATCGAACGGTAAGATTGATGTCTACGGAAAAGAAAATTATCACTCTCTGCTACATTACCAGGGGCCAGTTCCGGACGATAATCGGTACAATGTGTATTCCAAGTACAAGTACGTCTTGGCCGTAGAGAACAATTCGGAAACCAATTATGCGACTGAAAAAATCTGGGAACCTCTGATTTGTGAATGTCTTCCCTTTTACTGGGGATGTCCTAACCTAGAAGACCATCTTGATCCTCAGTGTTTTGTGCGTCTTCCCGCTGATCCTGTAAAGGCTGCTGAAATCATTCGCAAAGCTGTAGAAGAAGACTGGTGGTCTCAGCGAATTGATAAGATTCGGTCAGCAAAGAAGACGATTATGACCGAACTTGGATTTTTCCCTATCATTCGCAAGATCATGAACCATCGTAGAGTATGTATTGCAGGATGCGTGAAGAACTGTGGGACTTACCTAGACTCCGTATTCCAAAATATTCGTAAGGCTGTGAGTGTGTTTAATAGTTACGAGGTTGTCATTGCATATGACGAATCCGACGACAATTCGATGTCTGAACTTACTCGACTCAGCAAGGAGTTTACTATCACGATCCTGAATGCGAATAGCAAATCCGATAATCGGTGCAGGAATATCTGCAATGCTCGTAACGTGCTTCTAGACTACATTGAAAAGAATCGGTATACGCATATCATCATGATGGATATGGATGACGTATGCTCAAAGCCAATGGATCTGTCAGTCATGAAAGATACGTTGGATCGCGATGATTGGGATGCAGTCTCGTTTAACCGAAAAGATTACTATGATATTTGGGCTCTGTCGATTGACAAGTACAGATTCAGTCGTTTGCATTTCAATGGATATGAAAACAGTAATCCGGCGATCGAATTGAAAAAGTATATTACCGATAAGCTGAATACCACATCTCCAAATGATCTTGTAGACTGTGAATCGGCCTTTAACGGGTTTGCACTGTACCGCCCAGAGAAGTTCCGTGGATGCAGGTACAATTGGAATATCGCAGAGACTGCAGTGAAATTCATGACTCCAGCCGATCTTGACGGTGTAAATATCCGGTTCCCCGAAGATTGTGAGCATCGGCAATTCCATATGTCTGCAATCCGAAACGGTGCCCGGATTCGTATTTCCCCGAAAATTTTGTTCAGCGATTAATTCTTCAAAGCGTTAGAACCGTCTTTTCCTTGGGGTGTTCGGGCAGAGTTCCTGTAGATCGGTGCTCTTGAACCTTCGCCCAAATCTCTCGGAAACTTGATAGGTTGGAAGGCAACCAATTATAGTCACGGGGTACGAGAGATATCCGGTACTTATCAAATACCCAATATACAGTCGTCCACCACTCAGTGTCCAAATTTGGCATCATTTCGCGACGCCAGGTTGCAACATCGCGCGTATCGGAAATATGACGGTACACTACACGCCCATCTTCAGCTACAGCAAACCATGACTTATACTGAGCGGTAGATTCCAGCCATTCAGTATACGTGACCTCATTGAACTTCAACTCGACGTAATCACATTCCTTCATACCGGTACACTCCATCTGCAGTTGCATCTGATGGTAATACGTTGAAGGAATTGGAGTATCGTCCGAAAACACGCGGGAAATCGGGCACTTGAACTCTACCAAACGACCATACCTCGGATCGTCTTTTGATGCTGTCAGAAGAATACCGTCAGGCGAAGCGCCTAGAAATTGGTGGTCTGGATGAGGGATACACGTCGTATCGGCAATTTCCACGCCTGGCTGAATATACGTGGTGTAAATATACTTTGCAATCGGCTCAAACCGAGTTCCCCACATAAGTGCCTTAGGTCCAAATCCCGACTGCTGTTGCTGTCTTGGAGTAAGCTTAGACATGACGATCTCATGTTTCAGAGCAGGAGATGCATCGTGAACGGCTTTGTAAATTTCAGAGGCAGTCAGCATTTCTCCTCGCTTGGCGTGCCATGCATTCGTACGCTGATCATCGTGGCCATATAGAAGTATGAGTTGTTCTACTTTATCTAGATCCATTTGTCTACATACACCTACGTTAACTAAACCCGTTTTCAGGTTAGCACATAGAATTCAGTAAATGGAAATCCAAAGTCAGGAACAGTGGGTGCTGTATCGCCTAGAACGATTTTATAGTGAAAAAGTGACTGCTCGTGTACGCAACATTCTGACAGGTAACTCCGATCTATCCTTGCGTCTGATTGATTGGTTTGTGACCAATTATGCAAAGAAGTTCAATATTTCGTACATGACGAAAGCGAATAAGCACGTAATCGTGTATTTGTCGTACAAGTCTCACCTAAAAGCCTACAGCAAGAAGATGTTCGATCCGTTCTGTCGGTGGAAGCGTATTAAGTTCCGTGATATGGATACGACAGTTGGTCAGCTGAATTTCTTTGAGTGGGCAATTACTGACGAAGTTCTGGATTACCTAGAGAAGCACCGCGATGCAGTGCATGCGGATATGGAGACACGTCTGCACGAGACAAAGGAGACAGATGGCCCAAAGAAGAAGCGCCACGAACTGTCACATTCAGCTACGAAGTCTATGGCTCGCCATGATGTGCGTGTAACCGTAAAGTTTGATTAACTTGAAACTAAGTAATGTATTCTATTCTAAAACCCAACTACATCTACCGAGATACATCGGAAGATATAGCTGATCATGATGATGACTTTGAGGCTGAGGAGTGGCATTATAATGGTAGGGACGTGTACCGTGGTTCCCTAGATAGGTCGTTTGACTGGAACGTATACTCGCTGTACGACGAGAATTCACAGCGGGTAGGAATTGCCGAGCACGATCCAGACCATCCCGAGATCTTTTTTGCTCTGTGGTTCGGTAAGAACGACTTCTCAACTCTGTTCCAGGAAGAATGGGAATCTAAAAATGCAACGTTGTGGTCCATTCTGTCCAATGAAGCATACCAGGATTGCCTGGTCGATGATTTCAAGACCGTATTTGATAAGACGTTAGATACGAACATTCGTCTGTTAACTCCGCAGATGGTTATGACCATGCCGGAGATCCATGAATGCCCTAAGTGTGGAAAAAAGTCGCTTTTACCTCTGAGCGGTTGCCCGGAAGTAAAAAGACCTTATGTAGGTCCCGATTGCTCGGTACTATTTATTGATGAGTCTTTTATCATGTATACTGCTCCCACAGATTCACGTGTTTGGTCTAAGGTGCACCCGCGCCCGCCGCAGGACGGCGACGAGGCTGGCGAACAGCAGGCGCTGGAGCAGGAGTCTGCTCTGACGGCTGAGCCTGAGAACCACCATACCCAGAGTCTTCATCATTCTGAGTCTGCGTCTGCGTAGGAGCCTGAGTCTCCTCATCCTCAACGACCGTAGGAGGCGCATTCGACTCATCGTCGAACATATCCGCTGCCGTACGGCGAACCTGAGGGAATACCTGGGCAGCCGTTAGACGCCACGTCACACCAAAGCCACCGCCAGCAATCACATAGATGCTACCGCTGACTGCGAGGTTCGCCTCAACACCCTTGGGGAAGATAGAGGTCAGAGACTCTGGCGTGACATAGGTCACCGGGTTGCGATGCGCATCAACGATCTCCGTTGAAACGCGGTTGTCGTAGACTGGGATCTTGACACGGAAGCTGGGAGGGTACTTGCCATTGGGCACATACTCGCCATCAACCTTGTCAGTTGAAACGCTGAGAATAGGCTTGAACGCGTCACGAATAGCCTCCTCGGACCGCTTCTTGCCAAACCACTTGGTGCTGTTCTCCACAGCTGCCTTGATAATGTGCTCATCCAGATCCTTGAGCAGATTGTACAGCTTGCCAATATCATCACCGCCCGTAGAGCGCTCCTTGGCATACGGATCAGCGCCCTTGAGGGAACCGATCAGAGTGTACGTCTTTGCACCGGTCTCGCCCTCACGGACCAGGCACCCACCAGGGTAACCTACACGCGGTAGGCGAATAAGTAGGTTGTTGCCATTGTACTTGATAGTGATCGGAGGATTACGACCTGCCTTAGGCTGACCAACCTGGAACGTTACGTCGCTGACATTGATAGAGTTAGAGTGAATAGGACCATTCATCTTGCTTGTGTTGTGATCTTTATAGGTTAGAAAGGTGTAAATCCGTTTTCGGGAAAAGGAAACCAAATTTATGTTTTAGAGGAAAGAAACGAAGGAGATACATAATATGGTGCTATGTGCCTCTTGTAAGAACAAAACAAGTACAGAACAATGTCCTTCACAATCTATGAAGGGTATGTTGTTTTGTGGTAAGCATGCTAAGACCAAGGTCAAGCGATTATGGGCAGAAGTCAATAACGGTCATCAGAAAGCTATTATTATTCAAACAGTGTGGAAAGGATACTTTTTGAGGCACCGTTTAAAATTGGCAGGCGAAGGAGTCTTGAACCGTACGAACTGTCATAATACGGAAGAATTGGTGACGTTAGATGATAAGACTAAACTTCATCCCATTAACTATTTTTCATTCCGAGAAGCAGACAAACTGTACTGGTTTGATGTACGAAGCTTGTACCATATTCTGAAA